TTTGGTTATATCCTCGCTATCTCTCAAGGGAGAAGTAGGGTTTAATAAAACTATGTAGTCAGGTTTGTAGTCTAATTGAGATATGACCTGTTCAATCACAGGTTGAATCAGAGTGTCGTCCTGTGCCAACTCTATAGGTCGGTCTATGACTTCAGCCCCGTATTTCAGTGCAATTTCTTTTATCTCCGCATCTTCAGTGGAGACTACCGTTCTCCCTATAAAGTAACTCCCGAGCGAAGCCTCTATCGTGTATGCAATCAAAGGTTTGCCGTGAAGCAATTTGATGTTCTTTCTGGGAAGACCTTTAGACCCCCCCCGTGCAGGGATGATAGCAAGAACTTCAGGTCTTAAACTTCCAGCAGATTCTTCAGGTTTGAGTTTAATTTCCCTACTCCCCTTTCTTTGTTTGATGCGTATATTAAAACGGAAGGATTGTAATTAGTCTGGCAACAATTCTCGCACAGAAGACCGTTGAAGTTGCCTTCCTTGTGGGCTTTCTTGATACGCTTGTAGGCAGACGACTTGAAGATTTCGGGTATCGTATCCGTGTCCATATTACCTATTTTAAGTTTCTTGTTTATGTCCAGACAGCACATACTCACCGTGCCGTCTAGGTGGACGTATAAAGGACCGTTCAGAGGACGACCACAACTCTTTTGTTTAGTCCTGTCAATCGTTCTGAAGTCCATATTGCCAGCGAAGTTGTGAGGCATCCAGATATAGACCTCATCTAGTCTGGGTTGCCAGAACTTCAACCACTCGTCTTTCTCGTTCTTATTGTCTTCGGTTAATGTCAAAAGTCCTATGGTATAAGGTTTTGTTTTTCTCTCTAGCAGACCCAGAATGTTCGCATAGGTCTTCTCAAATACTAACGAACCCCTGTGGCACTTCTCGTATGTTTCTTTCGTAACTCCGTAGACGCTGATTTTAAGAGCGTCTATGTATTTGCAGACATCATCGTATTTATCGGGTGTCATTAGAAAGCAATTAGAACTGGTGAATATTTTAGCTTTGGGCAACTTTTCCCTGATATAAGCACACCTTTCAAAAAGTAATTTGTCAGCGAAAGGTTCTCCAAAACCACCAATGTCTACTGTCCCCACATTCTCCTGATTGGATAGATTGTTGATGATTTTCTTGAATAAATTGAAGTCCATTATTCCCAATTTCTGTTCATACTTGTCTCTGGGGCATATCGTGCAGTTGGCAGGACATATATTAGTGTTCTCTATTGTTATTTTACCGCTTCTAAGTTTCATCAAAGATTAACTTTACCCATTTCCTTTTGCCAACTTTAATAATCAATTCTTTAGAGTAGATGATTGGAGCCCCATCTTCATAACAAACATCTGGTAAAAAATGGCAACCTTCTGGAACGTGCCATCTATTAATGAAGGCTTCCAACCCAAACCTTTCTATGTATTCATCGTCAGGTGGTATTTCTATAACTCTGTCCATAGATTTGAGGGGGATTTCTCCCCCTCTTAATCTCCTTTACGGGGCTATGGTGAGATAGGTCAGGTCGTAGTCGCCGTCAGCAGTAGACGGAACTAGGGTATATCCGATGGGCGGATGCTTACCGTATTGTGTTAAGATAGCATCGGTTGAGTATCCAGGATACACCGAGCCAGCTACAAAAGCCGCAGTATCGCCCGTTGCAACGTTAGCAACAACGACAGCACGACCTCTGATGGTGGCTATGCGCCCTCTCACAGTAGGACACGGTCCCCACGTCTGAAGCCAGAAATACTTGCTAGCCGCAGATACAGCTATAGGTGAAACCCCTGTAACAGGACCACCAGCAAGCGTTCCAGTATGGGTTACGACATTGTCGTAGAAGTTCTTGATTATACCCAGTTCGCTTGTTGTGGTGATACCGATTGTCAAGAGGTCGTCCTCATAGATAGTAAACGTAGGTGTGCTCGCAGCAGTTGTGCCAGCAGTATGTGATTTAATCTGGAGTAACTGCCCCTGTCCAGCACCATCCATCCCCCAGATATATCCATCGTTATACCGATTGGCAGCAACTATATTAGCAGTAGCAATCGCTGTGGTAGAAACCTGTATCGTACACGTCCCAGCGTCCCACTGTGCAGTTGTTCTAGCAACAGTAGGATTAGCGTCTATGGCGTGGACGGAAACATACAGTGCACTACCGCAGACTGTACCGATAGCGATTGCAGCACCACTTTTAGCATATCTATAAACTCTACCGTCTGGTAGTGCCAGACGAGTACCTAACATATGTCTCTTGGTAGAGTCTTCTTTATAGATTAGGCTAGTCTTGCCCCAAATTGCAGCATCAAAACTCATTTTATCCTCCTTTTTTTTAGAATTACGCAGCGATGGTAAGGTATATTAAGTCAAAGTCTCCATCCGCCGTAGATGGGACTAGGTTAAATCCGACAAAAGGATGCTTCCCTTTCATACTCATAATAGTCATAGTGGAATGTGCTGGGTAAGCACTTCCTGCCACGCCAGTAAACGTATCCCCTGCAGCAGTGCTGTTGGCAGCAACCACCACATCGCCCCTGACAGAAGCACAAACACCTCTTATCACAGGACACGGTCCCCAAGTTTGTAACCAGAAGTATTTGTTGGCAGCGGATACGGCGATGGGTGTTACCCCTAATGCAGGACCACCGTTGACAGTCCCGAGATGCGTTACAACAGCATCGTATAAGTTCTTGATGATACCTACTTGGCTTGCTGTGGTAAGGGCGACTGTCAGCAGGTCGTCATCGTAGATTGTAAACTCTGGCGAACTGGCTGCTGTCGTCCCTGCGGTATGGGATTTGATTTGAAGTATCTGTCCCTGCCCAGCTTGGTCCATACCAAAGATGTAACCGTCATCATAACGGTTAGCATAGACTATACTTGCTGTAGCGACAGCCGTAGTAGATACTGTTACTGTATTAGTTCCTGCATCCCATTGAGCAGTAGTCCTGGCAGTCTTGACAACAGCATCTATGGCGTGTTTGGCTACATAGGCAGCCATTCCGCAAACCGTTCCGATGGCTATGGCAGCACCGCTTTTGGCGTATCTATATACCCTACCATCAGGGAAGACTAAACGAGTCCCAAGTGTGTGTTTCTTGGTAGAACTTTCCTTGTAAATCTCTGAAGTCTTCCCGTATAGGTCTGTATCAAAGCTCATAGTTTCCTCCTTTTTGCATATTTCCTCCGTGCTTTCTCAGGCTTTATTGGTAACACGGCTTCCTCTGGAGATGATACAAGGACAAGCCCTTTCTTAAGATAATGACTGAGGGAATACGCATCAGAAGGTAATTTAACAATCCTTCCATCCTTATGACGATAGAAGGAATAAGGTCTTACTTTAAGATTGGGTAATTCCTCTATAGAATAATTGCCATCTATGATTGTATTCCCTATCATTTAGTCTCCTTAAGTAGACGAAGTAGACGGTGCGACAGAGGTGTATTGCATCTCAACGCCGTATAAGTCATCAAGCTCAAAGCATCCGTAGTCTGAAACCATAACTACTTCCGTAGCTCGTAGAGAAGCGTCTCTCTCCCGTTCAACATTCGGTGCTTGGGACTCAATGAGACATAGGGCTTGCTTGGAAAATACAGCACCCTTGCTGGTTACTGCGGCGGTGATATTGCCGTCTTCAAAGATAGGCACTTGGTCAAGCGTGAATGAGAAGAAGTCCTTTACTAAATCTTCACTGAAACCAGTCGGGATAGTCGCACCAGTAGTGCCGACCCTGCCCGTATCTCTGGCTAGATTATAGATAGCATTTGGATGATGGACACAGGAAAACGGTCTCGGCGCTTTATTGGTCTTTAGTTTAGCTATGCAAGCCATAAATGACCTGTAGTTTAACCCAGCACCAGAAGCACCAGCCGTAGTAGAGAAGCCGTCAAATAACGCTAGTATGTCTTCGTCTACCTTCCTTGCCATCGCATCCCCCATCTGCCTACCAACTACCCTGAACATCTCAGGCTTTTCTTGCCTCACCAACTTATCGGTCAAAATTACCTTCAAACCTACCTCGCTACAGGTCAGGTCTGTAGAGGTCATTCCGATAGCCTGGCTGTCTGTCATATCTTCGCCGTCAACCAAAGCTGACGCTGACATCTGCCCCACTTTCAACTTGTTCCTGTATTTCTACAAGGGTTGGACTATACCATTCGTGGTTTCCCTAACCACTTACGAGCGTTTAGTCTCTGAGGCGAATCAGGATTTCTAAAAATATCTACAATTTCTGATTCACGCTTAGTTAATCCTTCTTGGCGATTATGTGAAAGACGAGATTCACTATATTCTCTGAGTAATCTGATTTGAGGAAGTTTAGTAACCGCAAATGGTTCTAATGCGTCAAATAACTTTAGGCATCTTTTCATCCCAGTTACTTTCGTCCCCCAGTTTTCTTTTCTATTACCTTTGGCGGGGCAATCATCAATCCCATAATGTCCTACCACTAAGGTATCAAAGATTTCCCTTACTCTTTTTATAGTTGGCTCATCACACATAGTTACTTTTACACAAGGATAAAATCCTGCCCTATTTTTAGGCAGAACTCTTTGCTTTTTTACCCATTGATAACCTTGTAGTAAATAATAACTACCTTCACCGTCTAGCAATCCTGCTAACCAAGCTAAATCCTGAATCTTAGCCTGCTGATTATCCATCTATCCTCCGTAGTTTTACCTAATTAGTCCCGAAGGCTCTTAGAATTTCCCAGCATTTGAGCTCGTTTTATGTCCCCAAAGTTACATTAACCAAGGGACAGTAAGTTGCTTCTCGCCACTACCTAGCTTGTAGGAAGTAATTAGATTCCTGCAAGGGGCAGCGTGTTCGGCAGTATCAGTTTTGTTACTCGCTTAAAAAG